CTCATTTTTTCACCCGAACCCGCTTTAATTCTTCTACGTTTCGCATGAATGTTTGCGTATAATCCACGTTTAGCCATTAGTTATAATTATACCCCGTATTCCCTGATTCAAGTTTCTCAAATAATTTTTTATGTTGGTCCATGATCTCTTCATCAGAGTCCATCATCTTATCCATTTTATCTTCTAACTTTTCAACTACTCTTTCAAGTTTATGTACTTTATCTTCGTGTACTGCCTGGATAGTTGAGAGTTCAAAAGTTCTAGATAGACTCCAGCCCCCTAATGCAATTAAGAGTCCCACCAACATAGTTAATATTTTTTCCATCATCTAAGCGGACTCCCGTAGAAGGCTAGAAGAATCAACCCTATCCACAATAATGCAACAAAATATTTTTTTTGTTGCTGCAATTTCAGGAGCTTTTTCTTCTCCAATAGGATCCTCAACTTCTGATTCGTATTCATTAAATATCCTCATTGTTGTTCCTTAAAATGTTAATGTTAGTAGTATGATAATAGCTATTAAAACTATTCCACAATTAAATTTAGTTAGTCTACAGATTGAGCATTTAGGCTCAGTCATACGATTTTTAGAAAATCTTTGAGATAAGCAGTCTTTAAAAGAGCAGGCCTTTTCGTACCAGAATTTTAAATAATTCATATTTTTCCTTCTTCATTACTTAATCTCTCCCCAGTTATCACCATGTTCATAATCGACTTTATTAGGAACCTTCAGTTCTACTGCTGATTCCATAATCTCTATAATCTCTTCAGCCTTGGCATGAGATTCAACAGATATGTCGACTTCATCATGAATTTGTATGTGCGGGATTATACCATTTTCATATAAAGATACCATACTTTTTTTAGTCATATCAGCGGCTGATCCTTGAATTAGTTTGTTTAAAGCTTTGTAAGTAAATGCTCTTTTTAAAGGCTCATCATATTCTTTTCTAGCGGCTTCCAGAGGTAAGGGTTTATAAACCCCAAATTGGACTGGCTGCCACAAATCAAAGTGACATGCTCTACCAAGTAATGTTCTTATCTTTCCTCTATCATTTGCTTTCCTAGACACATTGTCCATCAATTGTTTTACGAAGGGTGCTTTGACGTGGTACTGTCTAATTAATTTTTCTGCGGAATCTTTCATCAATCCTAACTCTGACATTAACTTATTTTTACCCATTCCATACATAAGACCTAAATTAATCGTCTTAGCCTGCTTCCGTTCTATGCCTGCCATATCGGCCACGACCTGGTGGAAATCGGCGTCTCCGTCGTTGTATGCGTCTACAATTCCATCAACTCCATCCAAATTTTGAAGTTTTGCATAATGTACTAAAATTCTAGGTTCTTGTTGGGAGTAGTCAAATGATCCCCATTTGCATTTATCTTCAGGAATAAATATAGATCTAATCATTGGACCCAGTTCAGGGTGTCTTGCCGGAATCTGTTGTAGGTTAGGATTACTCATTGAGAATCTTCCTGTTACAGTTCCGCCTTGATCTGATCTAATTTGATTTATGTCTGCATGAATTCTACCATTGTGTGCATGTTTAGTTATTGAATCTATAAAAGTTCCATGAGCTTTATTTAATTCTCTTGCTTCCGCAATTGCTTTAGGTAATTGATGTGGATGATTCTGTAAAAAGTTTTTGGTAAAACTAGGTTCATTACTTTTTTCGGTTCTATCATAAGGAAGTTTTAATTTTTCAAATGCTTTGGCAATTGATCTTGCTGCACTAATTTCTACAGGAAAACCTACTAAAGCTTTAATATCACTTAAGATTTTCTTTTCTCTTTTAATTAAATTTTGTTTTATTTGAGCTGCTTTTTCTAAATCTACTCTTACTCCTTTAAATCTCATATCAACTAGACAAGGAAATAATTTTATTTCTAGATTAAAAATATCCCAAAGTTCCTGGGTATACATTTCATGTTCTAATCTTTGCCAAAGTTTTAATGTTGCTTCAGCATCACGTTCTGCATATTGACCTACAAACATTGCAGGCAATCTCCAGATATCTTTCTTTGGATCTAATCCATATTCTTTAGCTGCATCATTTAATATCTTTTCATCCTTACCAATACCTACATAATGTCTTGCTAAAGGATTTAATTGATAGGTTAATCTATTCTCATCAATTAAAGATGCTGCAATCATGGTATCAACTATCTTACCTTTAATAATTAATCCTTCAGATCTTAACCAACACACATCATACATTGCATTGTGAAAAATAAATGTAGTATCTACTTGATTAAAAATTTCTTGCAGCCACCCATAGACTAATTGTTTATCCATGTTCCCACCAGATTCATGATGAATAGGATAATAACCTGACCATCCCTCAGTAGCTAACGCTACACCAGCGATGTGACCATTCTTTATAATATTACCTGATCCCAATTCTTTTAAATTAGGATCATTAGTTTCTAAATCTACGGCTATTTGTTTTACACCTTTCAGATTTTTTAATTCTTCCGGCATTACCCATTCAGTATCTGGTGTAAACAGAGGTATCTGCGTGCTTCTCACTTATAATCCCTTTCAATAATCATTTCGATAAAGTGAATTGCTTTTAACAAATCTTCTTTTTTTCCCTTATCGCGATGACGAATAATATATTTTATAGCGCATCCTTCCGGATAAAGCAACTCATTCTCAACTACAAATTTACTTGGCTGAATTTTGTATTTTTGATAATGAGATCCTCCGTGTTGTTTGTTCCAAACATTTTTCATAATATATAAGCTCGATCAAAATTTTTAGGATCTAACACATGCAATTCACGCTTCGCTCTTGTCGCACCCGTATAAAATAATCTATGTAATTCATCGGGATCATGACTAAAAGTTTCTAACGCTGCATTTGTTAAGTCTTGTAATAATAAAACTTTATCTGCTTCACCTCCTTTCGCGGCATGTATTGTTGACATAATTATACGAGGATTTTTATTTATCTGCTCTCCATTCGCCCTCATATTTCGAATGTAGTTTTCAGTGATTGGATCTAAACCTTCAAAAGATTTAAACCAAACATCAGAAATTATTAATCCATGTTGATCTTCACAGTCTTTTAGTGTATACTTCGCGTCCGAATGAAGGGTTTTACCCTTCCTAAACCCTTCTAAAACATTGGTTCCAAGATATTCATAAACGTTTTTAATTTCTAAATGATTAAGCATTCCACCTTTACGCCAGGCTTCCCAGTTATTAATAGCTAATAATAATTTTAAAGGAATAGAATTAATTCCTCTATGTTGATAATACCATCCTTGAAGCTCACATAAGTCTTTAGCATCATCTAAAAAATGATGTGCAGAAGATAAGACTAACCAATTACCCTCAGACATATTGACCTGGGTAATGTCTGAGTATCTTTTTAATATACCTTCTTCAGCTCTCGGTTTATAGTTTTTAGGAAATCTGTTCTGTACTTTATTAATAATCTTTTGTGATAGTTCGTGTATAGGTCCTCCAGGAATCCTATAAGATTGATCTAAAGTTTGAATGTCATCTACTTCTTCTTTTAAAGCTATGAAGTGATCTACATCTGCACCAGCCCATTTAAAAATAGCCTGGTCATCATCACCAGCAATATAAGTTTTTTCTGCGCGACTCCATATCTTTCTTACCATGTCCCATTGAAGTAATGACAAGTCTTGAGCTTCATCTATAAATAAAACTTCAAACTTATTTAAAGTTTCTTTTAATAAAAAGTCTTCAATTAAATCATTAAAGTCTTTTAATCCTTTTTCTTTTTTAAATCTTTTAAGTTCATCAGCTAGTAAGAATAAAGTATTTCTTTCTATGTCTAAAATGTTTTGTCTTGAATCATAATACTCCAGGAGATCCATTCTCTTTACTGCTGCAGTATTAATGATAGTTAAGTATTCATTATCAGAATTAAATGTTCCATCTTCTGTGGAATATTTGGCAGTCTTAATTGGTATGCCACATTTTTTTCCAAACTCTTTATAATCATCTGGGCCCATCATCTTTTCTTTAGTCATTCCTAATTGATTAAACGCATAAGAGTGAAGTGTTCTAAAAAAAGCTAGATCATTTTCTATATCTAAACCAAATTTATCGGCAGCTCTAGATGCTGCTTCAGTCGCAGCTTTTTTTGTAAAAGAAAAATAACCTATTTGTTTGGGTCTAATTCCTGTCTTGATGAATTCGTCCACTAAGTTTAACAACGTTGTTGTTTTTCCTGTTCCTGGTGGACCTAAGATGATTGTTTTCATATTTTTTTAGTTTCCTTTCCGCTATCTCTAGCTGAATTTGAGTTACTTCTAGTTCGTCTGTTAAATCTTTTATATGTTGTCTAAATCTTAAATGCCAATTCACCCCCACATCTCTGTCATATTTCATTAGAAATCTTCCTGTTGATATGGTTCTTGAGAAATAGAGGCTTCTATTTTTTTCATTGTTTTAATTTTAATAACTCGTGGTTGTTGATCTTTAATTCTCATCCTATCTTCCTTAACAAATGTATCTTCTAATCTTTTAATTAAATTTCCTGTTTTAGTTTTATCCATTTCCCAATTATTCTTTTTGCAAAATGCATAGAAATCTTCCATTCTAAAATATGTAAATTCTCTTTT